AGTTTAAAGAGCTACCAATGAGTACAACACTATCTGCGATAGATTTTTTTTTTCATTTAGGGAAACAACTCAAAATCGCTTTGCTCAAATATTCGAAAAGGGAAGTGGATCGGAAGATAATCAAGTTGAAAAAATTACGGAGAAGTGGGGTTGGTATAATGTGATATTTGCTTTGTGTAATGAGAATATATTAAATGTAGAACAAATAACAAGATTAGAATTGTACTTAGTTTTAACATATATGTGTTATAGACAAGATGTACAATCAAAACAAGGAAATAATTATAGTCAATATAAAAAATGATAACATACAAAAACATAGCAGATACCTTTAGTGATATAGCAACAAATCATTATTTGATTAATTCATTTCATAATGGGTTTTTAGATGAGGTTGATGTAGATAAAATGGATGCATCTAATTTTCCTATTTTATATATGGAGCCATCTACAACTACAATAGATACAGGTGTACTAACTTATTCTTGTAATGTATATGTATTGACTTTATTAAAAGAAGATTTAAGTAATAGAGAAGAAGTATGGTCTAGCACATTACAAATAACACAAGATGTTATAGCAGAGTTTAAACAAAACCTATCAGTACAAACCTCAGGTAGCGATATTGATAAAAAGTATAGTTATGTAAACAATGAGGTAGTATTAGAGTTACCTATAAGCACAGATCCTATCACTGCTAGATTCGCTAATATATTAACAGGTTGGGTGTCTGGGATATCACTACAAGTAAACAATGCTAATTCACTTTGTGATGCTCCTATAGAACCAAGTGACCAACAAAGAGATACATAATGCAAATAAAGATAAGAGACCCTAAAAGTGGACAATGGAAGAAAGGACCTAATACTAAATCTACAAAAGTATTTAAGGATTTAGGAAACGTAATAGTAAATCAAGGAAAGAAAAGATTAGGAAATAGTAATAAAACAATAAAAAGAGATTTTAGTTATAAGTTTGTGGAAACTAAGAATGCTATGGAATTACAATTTAATTTTGGGAAAGCAGAGGACTATTGGAAGTATATTGACCAAGGAGTTCAAGGTAAAGGTGGTTATAAAGGTAGTGGTAGTGCAAGAGGTAGAGGAAGTAAGTTTAAATTTAAGTATGATAACCCAAGTGGTAAATTAGTTACCGCTTTAGAAAGTTGGATAAAGAGTAAGAGCATACCTTTAAAAGATGGCATGAATATAACATCTACTGCTTTTGCTATGGGTTATGCTGTTAAACGTAGAGGGTTAAAGAGAACTTTGTTTTTTACAGAACCATTTGAGAAAAATATAGATAAGTTTATGAAGAAAACGGTTAAGGCTTTTGCAGATGATGTAGAGAAAGTCTGGAATAAAGTTAATATTGGAGAAATAAAAGTAAAACAAGGATTATAAAAGATGGCATATACAATAGAACAGCAACCAAATAAACTAGCAGGAGCAAATAACCCTATGGTATTTGTATTAAAAGAATCAGATGGAGCAATAACAGGTGCCACTAAATTTAGATACATAGCGCAAGTATTTATAAGCACAACAAACGCTGCTACTTGGTCTGAAAAGGCTAAAATAAAAATACATAAAAATCAAGCAGGAGTAGGTATAGTAGATATACATAAAATAGTTAGAACATTTTTAGAAACACAAGAAATAAATGTTGGTAATCAGGAAACAATAGATGGAAGTATACATTCAATAGGAATAAGTGACGCAAGTAATTCTTACTCACAAAACACAAGTCAATTAGTAGGTGTTAAGTTAGTAGGTGGTTATGAGAAGTCAACAGGTGCTACAACAGCACCAGCAGAAACCTTAAATCAGGCTAATACAATTATATACTCAATACCAGCAACTACTCCCTTTACTAAAACAGCTTCTAATGTAGGCGGTTTAGATGAGGACGGTGAAAATAACCCTCTAACTAATTATATTCCTAGTGATGCAACAAAGAACTTTTTAACTAATGCTCCTAAAATACAATTTGTTAGAGGTGGTAATTTAGTAGTAGATAATGTAGATGAATTAACAATAGCGTTTATAAATGATGGGTTAGTTACTGATGGAGATGTATTAGGGAGAATGTATATACAATATTTTAATAGTGCAGGAGCACAAATAGGCTCAGATCAATATTTTACTAATGATACAGGAAGTGGTGGTAAAGCTACTGCTGATGATGTAAAAAATAGCTTATTATATTTTGGTTGTGGAACTAAAAATTTAGAAACACAAACTGATGAAACAAGCGCTAGACCTAGTAACTTTCCTAATTGGGCTTACTATAGAATATTTGGTAAAAGCGCTGATGGAAGTACGCAAGAAACAGATTACTATTATTTCTATAAATATGGAAGTGGAGCATCCGTTAATGATCGACATCAAAGTTGCACAAGATATAACAACATTAGACTTGCTTGGAGGAATAGATTAGGATGTTGGGACTATATGAACTTTAGAGGAAAGTCTGTTGAAGCTGTTGATGTAAAAAAATCTGAGATGGCAAATGTAGTAGGTACTTGGAATAGTGCAACATTTAGTTATGAAAATCAAGATGGTGGTAGAGAGGTTTTATTTGCAAACGCTAAAAGAAAATTACTTATAAATACTGATTGGCTAAATGAAGATGAAGCAGCTTGGTTAGAAGAACTATTCACGTCAACTCAAGTTCAACAATTAGGAGACTCTGGTGTTGTATATCCAGTTATATTAATGGAGAAATCATATATTAAAAAAACTAGCTTAAACAACAAGATTAAGGTTCAATATAAATTAAGGCTTGAGTACGCTAATAATGTAAAAACAAATAGCTAATGAACGTAAGATTAGCAGTATATAGAGGAGTCCTTACAAATACTAAGATAGCTATTAATGAAGCTTCGGGGTATGCTACACAAACAACTCCAATAATAATACAAGTTGATGGAGGAGATGCTACACTAATATTTAGAGTAGGTATAGGACTATATAATTCTGATGGAGATAAATATGGTGTTATTTCTAATGTAAATGCCTCAAATATAACATTAACAAGTCTATTAATAGCATTGTCCGATGATGACCCATTATATTATTATGCTGAAAAGCAATTTGAATTAGATTTACAAAAGGCTCCTAATATTGTAGCTAATTATAAGTGGTTAGATATAAGTAAACCAGATCAAAGAAAATCTAATTTTAGTCAAACTATTAAGCTACCATTTACAAATAGAAATAACACTTTTTTTGAAAATTGGTTTGATGTTAATTTAGATACTTTAGTGTATAGCACTAAAGTAAAATATCAAGCAGTTGTACTTGTAGATAGTATTCCTCAATTGCAAGGATATATACAATTAAAGGCAGTATATCATAATGCTAGATTATATGAAGTAGTTGTGTTTGGAGATACAGCTAATTTCTTTTCAGATATTAAAGGAAAAAAACTACGTGATGCTTTTATTGATGATAATGGAGTTGTTGATACACAATTAGACCATATTAACACTGTTACTAATGTTGCTTCTAGTTGGGGTACTTCTTGGGGTTCAGGTGGTTTAGTAACAGTAAATGGTGTTACTGATAATGATGTTATGTACCCTATTATAGATTGGGGTCATACTCCATTTCAAGCCCAAAAAGCAATGTTTACAAGTCCTACAAACTTAGAAGCTTTAAATACAGGAGAGCTAACTTGGACTGACTTTTTGAATTATAAAAGTTGCATAAAAGTAAATCATTTAAAACCGGCAATTAGATTACAGAGGTTACTACAAATAATTATACAAAAAGCAGGCTATTCTATAAAAAGTACATTTTTAGGAATAGCACAAGATGGAACGTTATCAGACACAGATTGGTTTAGTAGATTATTTATGACTCTAGCGCCTCAATATCCTGCAGTTAGAACTAAAGTATATATGGGTTTTGAATATACTAGAACTTCAGCACAAACTATAACAGTAGACGGACAATATAATTACCTTAATAATCAACCATATACGCCTGTTAATTGGGAAACAGCTGTTTTCGATCCAAATAATATGTTTCAAACAGGTACTAGTAATATATTTTCTATTCCTTATGAAGATGCTACTCCTGCAACATTTCCTTCTGGTTCTATGAGTTTTACATTTAATATAAATGTTACCTTACCCGCAACGGATTCTGCAGGAGGGGATATAGAATCTTATGTAATTAGATGGGGTTCTGCATTTATGACGCC